GAAATCCTCGTGCAGAATAATCAAGTTCTGCAATATCTGTTGGTGATGCTGGTAATAAAATACGAGCAGACTCATCTCTATTTATTGCATCATTAAAAGTCATTGTAATTGCAGATCCGTCTGGAATAATCTCAAAATCAGTTACAGAATTTTCCAAATCATCTGCATCATAAAGTAATACGTTATTTTCATAAACCTTTAAAACTTTTTTAGCATCTACCCAAATAGGAAGATAGTCTGTGCCCTGACCTGTTGTTTGAATTATTTTTTTCTTATAATAAAATTCTACATCGCATACAGAGTCTATAATTGCCCTGGCTAATTCTTCGTTAGATGCATATGTTGCAATTTCACTTGCAGTAGTTCCGTGATCATTTGGATTTATATACGGACGAATAACATCAATAAAATATTCATCTCCATCAACTTCTACTTTATATTCTGTATCATATTTTGAAGATAGTGGAATTATTACCTTTGAACTTGCAGTAGAAGTAACTGAATCTTCTACAACTGAAAAGTCCGCCATATCAGTAATTGTGTAATCGTATTCTGTGGATGCGGATCCAACATCTAAAGTTACACTTAAATTATATGGCGGTACTCTCAGAACTTGCATTTAATTATTAAACTCCTTGGCTACTTCTTCTGGTGTAGCAAGTCTAATATGGCTACGCTCTAACCATTTTTCAGCCTGCTCTGGTGTAACAATATTATATCCACGATATACCTTGCCAACTCCAGACCAACTTACATTCTTTGTAGAATGAATAGCAACTGTTTTATTAGACTTCTTTGGAGCAGAATGTACTGGATTATTTGGAGTACGTTCTACTTGAGTTACACCAATTACTCCATTAACAACAGATCCTACAGCCTGAACTGTATTTGATCCTCTGCCAAAATCAGATGTTGTAATAGCATCTGTGGATTCTGGAACTTCAGAAATTGAAGCCTCAATGTTATTTTCTACAGCAACTTCTTCAACCTTAGTTTCTGGCATAGGGGCCTCAACAACTGGTTCAGTAACTGCTGGTGCTTCTACTGGAGCCTCTTCAGCAACAATGTCTTCTATTGGTGTTTCATTATTAAAATTATTTTCTTCCATTATTTTACCTCCTATGTGACTATTATAACAGAATACTAAAGATTAAGAGGGGGAGGAGATCTAGCCCCTGCCCCCTCTCAAAGGTTACTGGTTACAGATTATGCATCTGCAGCAGCGTCTGCCCATGCAATAGCGTCTTCTTCTTCCCATTGAATACCGAAGCGAACGAACACAGTATATTCAATTGTGTCCTTCTTAGCAACATATTCACGGTTTACGACGATATCACGCTGGAAGCCCCAAACACGGTTCTGTGGGAATGTCAAATCGACATATCCTTCAGGGTAGTAAGGAACTTCTTGGACATCGATACCAAGAACACGAGTTGTACGTGCTCCACCGAATGTCTGGCCTTGACCATCTAGGTAAGCCTGTGTATTAGCATAGGTGTTACCATTCTTGCCAAGTGCCTCAGCGATTGCATCAGACAATGTACCGTTATTCTTAACGATACCTGCGAATGCATCTGTACCTGCATAGAACTTAAGATTGTTCTTAAGTGCACGGTACTTACGTGGCATAGCAAGGATGATCTCCTGCATCTTTTCTGGAGTCCATGCATTGTCAGCAACGGTAATCGCTGCTTCATGTGAATCTCCATTATCCTTGTGCTTCTTGATGAAGCCAGGCATAATTGAAAGGAATGGTGTGGTTGTTCCATCACCATTAATAGCAAGATCTTCAATGTCATTAGCAAAAGCATTGGTCATCAATCTAACAAGATGATCTTCCAATGCACCTCCCTCGACATTGTCTTCTAGTGCTTCAGCAGAAACTTCCCAATCCAAACGGATTTTCTTTGTGGTAAGTTCTACCTTGGAGAAGGTCGCACCAGTGTTTGTATAATTTCCAACTGCTTGAGCAGCAGCACGGATTACACGCTCACCAACGTTGATCTTCTCTAATTCCATGGTGTTTGCTCTCATCGTCACACGACGACCATCTTGGGCGAGAACTGTAGCATCCCAAACGTAGTCAATAAAACGACGTGCCTGTTCAGGGCGTAGGATTCCGCTTGCAGCATCACCCGAAGGGTTTACGGCATTAGGACCAGTGGTAACACCAAAGTTAGCGTTAGGGATGTTTCCAAGTGTATCTGTACCTGGATCTGTTACACCACCAACACCACCTGAAGCGAATGCACCTTGACCTTGATAAAGACCAGGGGCTGTTCCGCCTAGTTCGCCAGTTTCTCCTGGCTGGTTTTTCTTAATCTCTTCCGACATATTGTCACCTCCTGAGTGATTTACTTATTTAAATAAGTCGGCTGTTTTGAGGAAACGTCCGCCCCATAGGGATTTTTCAACCATTTCTGGTTGTTCCTGTACGATCTCGCCTAGATCGCCAGACTTTCGGAATGCTGTATCTGCTTCTACTGCGTCAACACGCTTTCCAAATCTATCTACATGTTCTACTGTTGCAGCAATGTCTTTGGCGACTGCTTCAAGTGAACTTTTTACTGCTGCTGTATCAACCTTTGTGGACTTAAGCATTTCTACTTCTGCCTGCAAAGATTTTACAGTTTCAACTAAATCGCTAAAGGCTGATGTAATTGTATTCTTGATTTCTGCAATTGATTCAACAATCGCTTCATCTGATTTAGATACTTCTGTAGCAACTTCTGCTGCTGGTGCTTCAACTGTTTCTTCAGCCTTTTCGACTACTTCTTCAGTCTGTGCAACTTCTTCAGTAACTGGAGTCTCTTCAGACTTTTCAGTAACTTCTGCAACAGGAGTTTCAACTACGGCATCTGCCTCTGGAGCGATCTCTTCTGACTTAATAACTTCGACTTCTTCAGTCTTTGTCTTTTTTGCCATAGGATTATCCTCCTTGTTAATCTTAGCATCAATGCCTTTAGCACTATCTACTAAGAATTTGACTATATCCATTTTTTCGTTGTCTTCTTTTTCAACGAAACCTATATTTTTCATCGTGTTACCAGTCACTGGACTTGTAACCGATTCTTCATCTGAAACCATAACTAGTCCAGATTCCTCATCATAAAAAACATTCTCAAGTGCAACATCTTGACCCTTAACAACTTCAACACCATCAACCTTTTCTACATGCATAATGTTTGCAAATTGATTTGCTGGTGAGTCTACTAATGATAATTCAACAAGATCATAATCTTTAATAATTCTAATTGTGGAATCTGACTTCTCATCATAACCGTCATCCCACTTGTTCATTCTTCCACCGATTGAAAATCCTGTTAGTGTACCGTCCAAAACTTTTTCCCATGTATCTTGTGCACCCTTAGAAACATATGCTGATACAAAAACTCCAGAATAAAACTTTTTAGATTCTGGATCAAAATATCTATCTTCTTTAAAGTTAACCATTTTGCCAACTGCTAGTGGCTGATGCATTTCACGAATGTTTCCACGAAACTTTGAAAATGCTTTCATTGATGCTTCTGCTGTAACTATATCGCCTTGTTTATCAATGTTATCAAGAGATGCAAAACCAGAGACAATACGTCTCTCTTTATCAACCTTCGCAAATGGAAGGGAAAGTCTTACTGATTCGCCATCGGTATCCCAATGGGCTTTAGATATAGTCATACTAGAATATATTATAGAGCCTTTTTTACACAAATGTTAATAAACTGTGAATAAACCTGTGGAAAACTATTGAGTAGATCTTCCTTCGCCCTTTGGATTTCTACCGCTAAGTGTGGCAGAACTATCGGACTGGTTATTTGTTCTTTCTGTATCCCTCGCCCTATCGGCATTATCATTTGCTGCCTGCTCTGGCTTAGGATTAAATGGCTCGTCTCCCCCCTCTCTTTGTGGAAGACCAAGTGCTGATCGTGCTTCGTTTGGAAGCATAACCTGTGTTTTTACATATCTTTCCAAAATCTGAGATTGTGCGATTTCATCTGTAAGCGTAAGTTCCTTAAACTTAAGGACAAGAACATCTGTTTTTTCTTTAACTATCTTATTAACTATTTTTTCTAGTTCTCTTTGCGCTGGTCTTGCTACCTGCTCTTTAAAAGTGCGATCCTGTGCAAGTGCTGCTGCTATAGATCCAGAGTCGCCTCCGCCTATCTTGGATAGCGGTACCTGATGTGCTACTAAAATATCATCACGATTTTGGTTACGATATCTTTCAAATGATCCTTCTTGTACGCCATTTTCAATTGGCTCCATCTTAAATTCAACCTTATTTGTATCAGTATCTCCAGGAAGTGGGATATACAAAGTTCTATGAGATTGACCCTTAAGACTTGTTTGTAAAAATCTAAACATCTTATCTTCGGCATCTGCAGAAAGTCTGGCACCCTTTAGTGTCACAACATAACGAGGGACAGCCTTATTGCTAAAGTAGTCAATGTTATATTGTGACGCTAACTGGTCTCCATGGAGCGAGTTTATTGCCGACATTATATCTGGTACACCATAAAAAGTATTTAAAGGCGAATACTGTTTAAAGTGTATGATTTCATTAGGTCTTGGATCAGAGGTTACTGGGTTAGCATTCTTTGCTCCAAAGTTCCTAAAATAAACAACCTTGCTTCCAATTATTTGAACATAGCCGTCACGCAATCTACGAACACGCATAGTTGTTGCTGGAATATGTCCAATGTATCCAATCTCTCCACGAGTAGTGCGACCAACTTCTAGATACCCGTTTCCGATTGCCTGAACATCTGTATAAACTTTCATCATTGTTGTAGTAAAAGAATCATCATCATTTAATGATTCAAGCCATTCATGCATTTCAATCTTTGCACGTTCAATTCTATTTCTTGCTCTTGAAACTTGTTCTTTATCTTTATTTGATTCTAACCTAAGCATTGTGCTTGGAGCAACTTCAAAGTCATATCCAAGGCCTACGATGTTTTCTACCTTTGCATCAATAGCAGCATGGTTTGCAAATGATGTATCGTAATAGTTAGCAAGTTCATAAACATTCCATGGTGGTGTAATTACATCAAACAAACCGTAACCATTTCTATAAACAGTTCCAGGATTTATTTCTTTTGACTTTGCACCGTCAATTCCTGATTGATCTGCTCTTGCGCTATCAAGATATCCTTGTGTTGGATTATTTCTATCTGCTTTTTCTACAAGACGAGAAACTCTTCTTTTAAAATTATTATCCAAACCATTATACGATTTTAATTCTGTCCATGATTGATTAAATGGGTCTGCAACCTTAAATGT